CCGAATCGCCTTCGCTACCCTAGCCAAGTTTGAGAACGTGGCGGGAGTAGCATTACCTGAATTATCTTCAGGACCATAAAGCAGGGCGTTTGATAGCTCTGCAATTTGGGACTTGCTACCAAGGTAGATTATTTGAGATATGGCAAGCCATGGCCCAAACATTTGAGAAAATTGATTCTTAGCAATCTTCACTTGGCTATCTTGCAAGTCATGAAAAGCCTCAGAACACAGGACACGGACACTAGAGAAAATCTTTTGAAAACCCATATCCTTGATAGCTGATTTTCTAGCTTCCTCAGATAGGTCTAAGAGACCATACGATTTATTAGTGGATGAACCTGCATCCGTCTGAACATTAAGACCCTTTAAAACAAAAGAGATCAAGGCCAACTGTTGAGCCTTAACCATACCAAACGAGCCCTGAACAATGCCCTTAAATGAATCTACTAGGTCTTGAGCGGGAACCTTTGAACCTTTTTCTATCGTGGCAAAATTTGCCATAATAAGTTCCTTGGAAAAAGTGAGGCCATGTTTAATCAAACATGACCAATAAAAAACAACACGATTCCCAACGGGTCGGGTGCTGATGCTCTTACAATACCCTTTTAAGGCAAGTGGGATCGTCTACCCTGAAGGACTCTAAAAAAGCCATAGATCAGGAATGACCCTACATCGATAACGCCCCTAAATCTATAGAAAAGAGGCTTAGGGTCAAGGGCTAGTAGGTTAGGCCTTATACAATAAGGGTTTATAGGTAGGGTCAGGAATGATAGCACCCATACAAAAGCTTAGAACTTTACACTTTTTAAAGGGTCTCAAATGGGGTCTAAATCGTCCCTATTAATCCAAGTTGGTCAGGTCAATGTCATTACCCCAATCAGACTATAAATGCTCTTAGAATCGTTCTTTTCTATCTTAGATCACATTGATACCCTAGCCCTTGACTTATTGTCTGATAAGTGTTGGGGCAAATTCTTATTAGCTATTGACAGAAAGTTAATGTCTGGCTACCCCGAAGAAAAACCGAAAGTCTTGACAGGAATCTGCCGATTGAGTACCCCGAAGAAAAACCGAAACCGAACAGAAACCGAACCCCGTCCCCCACCCCCCGTAATTGGCGCGACCGGCAGCTGGCGAAACAATAAATACAGTTTTGCTCATCCTATGACTCTGGTTTCAAGTCTTCCTCGTATTCACCTATTGCAATGACACATCTAGCTAAGTTATACCATCGTTTACAGTCAGTAGGCTTGCCTATCTTTGCAAAGTGATCATCTAGGATGTCTCCTGGGGACTTGCCCTTAGACCTGAGCTTATTTTTCCCGTGTTGTTCAAAGTAGTCTGGATATTTTTCTAAATATTGTTTGCTAGACCATCTTTCTTTTCCCTGTCTGATGACCTGATTTTTAAATTTATTAATTTTATACGATTTTACAGCTTTACGAATAACCCTTTTCTCTTCCTCAGTTATTTTAAACTTTGGAAAAACATTATCGTGTGTATCGTCTAAGTTTTTATGATACATCTAGATTCTATCTATTCTTAGTTATCTATAGTTTTAAGTCTAGTACTAGACTAGACAGTACTAGACTAGTATAATAGAAAGGTCGGTGAAAAATATCTAATACCCAGATCTCTTTAGGGGGGTGCCCCCGTACCCCTGATTTCTCAGAAAGAGCCCCCCACCTTTCCAGGGTGAGATTTTTTTTGTAATTTTTTAAAATGGATATTGCTGCTGTTACTAAACGACTAGACTCTCTGCCCCCAGAGGAGCAGGTTGAGATACTAGCGTTACTTGACGAACTATCGACTGCACAGGGTCGTGCTGCATCACATGATGACTTCCTGGAGTTTGTAAAAGTTGTCTGGCCTGCTTTTATTGAGGGGAACCACCATCGGGTCATGGCAGATGCTTTCAATAGGATAGCGAGTGGTGATCTAAAGCGTTTAATCATTAACATGCCACCTCGTCATACGAAGTCAGAATTTGCATCTCATCTATTTCCTGCCTGGTATCTCGGTAAGTTTCCTGATCGTAAGGTAATTCAAACTGCACACACAGCAGAACTTGCAGTGGGCTTCGGTCGTAAAGTCCGTAACCTTGTAGGCTCTGCTGATTATCATAGCATATTTCCTGATGTTTCGCTAAGTACCGACTCTAAAGCAGCTGGAAGATGGAACACAAATAAGAACGGGGATTACTTTGCTATTGGTGTAGGTGGTGCTGTAACTGGTAAAGGTGCAGATATTCTCATTGTAGACGATCCGCACTCCGAACAAGAAGCTGCACTTAATGATCCTGCGGTTTATAACAAGACATACGAGTGGTACACATCTGGTCCTCGTCAGAGGTTGCAGCCTGGTGGAGCGATTTGCCTGGTGATGACCCGGTGGTCTAAAAAGGATTTGACGGGCAATATCATCAAAGCTTCTGTAGAAAGAGGTGGTAGTGATGAGTGGGAAGTGATCGAGCTGCCTGCCATACTTCCGAGTGGTAAACCATTGTGGCCTGGGTTCTGGCCTTTGGATCAGCTAGAATCTTTAAAAGCAGAGCTTCCTGTTGCGAAGTGGAGTGCTCAGTATCAGCAAGATCCTACATCTGAAGAGTCTGCGATCATCAAACGTGAATGGTGGCAGGAGTGGACAGAGAAAGATCCACCAGATTGCGAGTTTGTAATACAATCTTGGGACACAGCATTCTTGGCAAAAGAAACGGCTGACTACAGTGCGTGTACGACTTGGGGTGTATTTTATACTGATGATGGAGAAGCTAGGATTATTTTATTGGATGCACTGCAAGAACGTCTAGAGTTTCCTGACTTGAAGGTTCGTGCCTATGAGATGTACAAAGAATACGATCCTGATGCATTTGTCGTAGAAGCAAAAGCAGCTGGCACACCATTAATTTTTGAGTTAAGAAGAATTGGTATACCCGTGTCGGAGTACAGCCCAGGCAGGGGTAAAGATAAGATTGCTAGAGTAAACTCAGTATCTGATTTATTTTTTAGCGGGCATGTCTATGCTCCACGCACTAGATGGGCAGAAGAAGTGATTGAACAGTTTGCTTCATTCCCTCATGGTGACCACGATGACTTGGTTGACTCAGCTACTCAAGCTTTAATGAGATTTAGGCAGGGAGGCTTTATACAAATGGAATCAGATTTTCCTATGGACGAATTATCATACTTGCGTAAAGCAGACTATTATTGACTTATGATGTATTTGCTGTCATTCTTCCTTAGAGCTATTATTACTGAAGGAACCCTGCAAAGAGATTATGTATGGCTATAGATAGACCTTTAAGTGGACTCCTTGATCAAGATGATTTTCAAATGGGTCCAGAAGGATTATTGGTTTCCGAAGAAGAAGATGATCTTGGCGAGTCATTAGTTACTGAGCTAGATGATGGTGGAGTGCTTGTAGATTTTGATCCGATGGCAGAAGAAGGTATGCAGGAGGATCAGTTTGATTCTAATTTAGCTGAGTTTATTGACGATGATGAACTTACAACACTAGCTAATGATTGTATATCAAAATTTGAGTCAGATAAAACAAGCCGTTCTGACTGGGAACAAACATACAAACAAGGTCTAGATCAACTTGGCCTCGAGATAGAAGACCGGACTACACCGTGGGCAGGAGCCTGTGGAGTATTCCATCCGATGCTTTCTGAGGCTGTTGTCAGATTTCAGAGTCAGACTATTCAGGAGGTAATGCCAGCTAAGGGTCCAGTACGAACTCAATGCTGGGGAGTTACCACTCCTGAACGCACCCAACAAGCACACCGTGTTCAAGAATATATGAACTACCAGCTTCTTGAAGTGATGACTGAATATAGGTCAGAAACAGAAAAGCTTTTGTTTAGCCTACCACTTGCTGGTAGTGCGTTTCGCAAAATTTATTTTGATCCTTCTTTGGGTAGGCCGACATCAATGTTTGTACCCGCAGAAGATTTTGTCGTAGCATACCATGAGTCCGATCTCGATCAGGCAGAAAGATATACCCATGTGATGAATCGTAGCAGCAACCAAGTTAGAAAACTTCAAGTTAATGGATTTTATCGGGACATAGAGTTGGAAACATCTCATGTCGAAGACAATCCAATCACTGAAAAGTTTAATGAAATTGGTGGCGTAAGCCCTTCTTGGGATGACAACGAAAGGCATCAATTACTCGAAATACATTGTGTATTAGATTTGCCAGGGTTTGAAGATGCAGACGGAGTTGCACTGCCATATGTCGTTACCATAGACAAGTCTAGTGCAACAGTTCTGTCAATTTATCGCAACTGGGCTGAAGAAGATCCCAACAGAATCAAGAAGCAGCACTTTGTGCATTATGGTTATGTTCCTGGAATTGGTTTTTATAATCTTGGCTTGATTCACATGATTGGTGGATTAGCCAAATCTGCGACTAGCTTACTTAGACAGTTGGTTGATGCAGGCACACTATCCAATCTACCTGGAGGATTGAAGACTCGTGGACTCAGAATCAAAGGAGACGACACCCCAATCATGCCCGGGGAGTTTAGGGACGTTGATGTGCCAGGTGGTGTCATCCGTGATAACATCACTTTTCTTCCGTATAAAGAACCTTCTTCGGTCCTTTACCAACTACTAGGAAACATCGTAGACGAAGGAAGAAGATTTGCTTCGATGGCAGATATGAAGGTTGCCGACATGAATCAGAATGCTCCAGTCGGAACTACGCTTGCGATTATGGAGCGGGCAATGAAAGTACAGTCTGCGATCCAAGCCAGGATACATGCTAGTCTAAAACAAGAGTATAAGATTCTAGCAGGAATTATACGAGACTATACATCCCCTGCATATCCATACGAAACAGAAGAAGGTCAGGAAATTAAAGTAGAAGACTTCGATGATCGTGTTGACGTAATTCCTGTATCTGATCCAAATGCTTCTACAATGTCACAACGTATTATGCAGTATCAAGCTGCAATGCAGTTGGCACAGCAGTCACCAGGATTGTATGACATGCCGTTACTTCATAGGCAGATGATGGAACTCATAGGTATACCGAATGCAGATAAGATTGTGCCGATGCCAGATGAGATTCCTCCTACAGATCCAGTTAGTGAAAACGAAGACTTGCTTACCATGAAGCCTGTGAAAGCATTTGAGTATCAGGACCATGATGCTCACATGAAAGTTCATATGGTTTTGAAAAATGATCCTCAGATTAAAGAGCAAATGCAAAATAATAAGATGGGTGGTCCCATGGGGGCAGCACTCGATGCTCATCTCAGGGAACACCTGGCATTTGTATTCCGTGATCAGATTGAAGAAGAACTTGGTTATGAACTTCCACCTGCAAACCAACCTCTTCCAGAAGATATTGAGAAGAGACTTAGTGCTCTTGTCGCAGAGGCTGCAGAACAGATGCTCGGTAAGAAAAAAGCAAAAGCCAAGGCCGATAAGGATGCGAAGATGCAGAAAGATCCTATCGTGCAGCAGCGTGAGAAAGAGTTACAGATTCGTGAGCAGGACGTACAGCGCAAGGCACAAGCAGATCAAGCCAAGGCACAGACGGAACAACAGAAGATTGCAGCTAAACAACAATTGGAACAACAGAAGATTGCAGCTAAACAACAAGCAGATATGGCTAAAGATCAGTTGGAAAGAGAAAAACTTGCTGTTGAACAAGGGCAGTTTGAAACAGAAAAAGAAATAGAAGTTGCAAAACTAGGTTTAGAAGAATCTAATATTGAGACTCAGCAAGAAATTGACGGCATGAAGCTTGGGATTGATATAGCACGAGAGAATAACGATGAGTGAGGATGTTTTATCGTTACTTAAAAAGAAAATTAGAACACAAATGAATGACTTGGCAGATCATTTAGCCGTAGGATCTGCAAAAGACATGGAAGAATATCGTAAGGTCACAGGCATTATAGAGGGATTGGCCTGGGCTGAACGGGAAGTGATTGATCTAGAAGAGAAATTACTGGCACTTTAGTTCGTAGGACGCAACGCCCAGACGGGGCGCAACAATAAAACGAGAGGCAAGTATGGCGACACTCGCAAAAGAAGTGGAAAATCCTGTTATTGATGTCGAAGAGATCACATTCAAAGATGGTGACGACTCTGCTCGTACCGCATCGCAACTTCCAGAGCCAAAAGGCTATAAGTTGCTGATTGCACTCCCAGAAATCGATGAAACTACCGAAGGTGGCATCATAAAATCGGCACAAAGTCAGCATGAAGAGGCAATTTCTACTGTTGTAGGCTTTGTTTTGAAGGCTGGACCTGATGCATACGGCAATTTTTCGAGATTTCCCAGTGGTCCCTACTGTAAAGAGGGCGATTGGGTGGTATTTCGTGCCTTTAGTGGTACAAGAATAAAAATTCATGGTAAAGAATTTCGCTTAATCAACGATGACACTGTAGAGGCGGTCGTAGAAGACCCCAGAGGCGTAGAAAGGGCATAAAATGGCTGAAGAAAATACTGCAACCACACAAGAAGATAAGTTTTTAGGGGTAAGAACTACTATAGAACCACCTGAAAAGGCTGTTGAGTCAGAAAAAACCGATGATTTGCAAATTGAAGTCGTGGATGACCGCCCATCGGAGGACCAAAGAAGCCCAGTCAATGAAAATGCCGAAGATGATGGCATGGCTAACGACCAGGAACTACAAGAAGTTGGTCAACGGGTACAAAAACGCATAAAAAAACTAAAATGGGAGTTCCACGAGGAACGTAGGGCTAAAGAATCGGCAGAACGCCTGTCTAATGAGGCAGTTAACTACACTCAGGGGCTACAAACAGAAAATCAACGTCTTTTAAAGCTTGTTCAGGACTCACAGAATGCATTGACCCAACAAAGTCAGAGTAGGGCCGATGCAAACATGGTTATAGCGGAAGAAAACTTCAAAAACGCCCATGAATCGGGTGATTCTGCACAAATAGCAGCTGCACAGAAGGCTTTGACCGATGCACAGCTAGGAAGAGCTGCCGCTCCTGCAGTATCACAGAAAATTATTGATAATTGGAAGAATCAGGTGATGGCCGAGAGCAGGCAGGCTGCACAGCAACAAGAACAGTATACACCCCAGCCAATTCAGCCAGATGCAAAGGCAGTTGTGTGGCAAGAAGACAATCCGTGGTTTGGACAAGATGAAGAAATGACTAGCTTTGCATATGGAGTACATGAAAGGCTAGTTAATAGAGAAGGTATTGACCCAAGCAGTGAAGAATATTATCAATTAATTGACTCTCGTATGAAAGAAGTTTTTCCTACGCAACTCGGTGGCAGTAACCAGCGCACCCAAGAATCTGCGGTTATTGTAGACACTGCACAGCCCAGAAGGGCTAAACCGGTGGTCGCACCAGCAAGTAGAAATGCTGGGGCAGCACCACGCACCGTTAAATTAACAGGAACCCAAGTTCGGCTCGCGAAACGCTTGGGACTCACAAATGAGCAGTATGCAAAACAGCTTATGAAGGAGATGGCATAATGTCTGATGAACGCGCACCACGGGAGCCACGCACTCTCGAGAATCGTGAAAACGAAAAAAGAGAACAGTCGTGGGAACCTGCATCAATTTTACCAGACCCCGATCCCCAAGACGGATGGGTGTTTAGATGGATACGAACAGCAATGGTTGGCAACGCTGACAATACGAATGTGTCAAAACGCTTTCGTGAAGGCTGGGAACCAGTTCGTGCCGAAGATCATCCAGAGTTACAGATTATGAGTGATCATAAATCGGAATGGGGTGCAAAGGGTGGAATAGAAGTTGGCGGACTCTTGCTCTGCAAGGCACCACAAGAAACTGTGGACCAAAGACGGGCATATTACAAACAACATGCTGAGTCTCAGATGCAAGCAGTTGACAACAACTATATGCGTGAGAACGATCCTCGGATGCCAGTTCTTGCGCCTGATCGTAAAACTCGTGTAGCATTTGGTGGTGGAAACCGCTAGGTGTTTTAAATTAATTAGTAAATAGGAAAATATTATTATGGCTACTTCAGCTTCACCGTATGGAGCCAGACCTATTGGTACACTAAGCGCATCAGGGTCGTATTCGGCCAAGGTGCGTCATTTACCAATTATTACCACATATGGAACTGCTATTTTTAATGGCGATTTCGTTAAGGTTGCAGCAGACGGTACGATTGCAAAAGATACCGGTACAGCTACTTTAACCAGTTGTGGTATTTTTATGGGATGCTCTTATACGGACCCAACGACTGGACAACCGACATATAGCACACAATGGCCAGCATCAAATGCAGCAACCGATGCAATGGCTTATGTGGTAGATGATCCTTTTGTCGTTTTCCAAATGCAGGCTGACGAAGCAGTGAATACCACAGATCGTGGTCTAAACTGTGACGTTATACAAACCGCTGGATCTACTTCCATCGGTAAATCTAAAAATGCGATTGATGGTGACAGTTGTGCTACAACTAATACGTTGCCTCTTCGTATCCTTGACTTCGTTGACGGGCCTAACAGTCTGCCTCCGAAGGGAACGACCGCGAGTGATGCCTACCCTGACGTCATTGTGAAATTCAATGCTGCGTCGAGTGGGTCAGCCTCTAATCATTCATACTTAAACGCCACTGGCGTATAATAGGAGACTGACAAATGGCTATATCACGCGCACAATTACTCAAAGAACTTTTGCCTGGGCTTAATGCTCTCTTTGGGATGGAATATGCACGGTATGATGACGAGCATAGTGAAATCTATGAGACTGAAAGTTCAGATCGGTCCTTTGAGGAAGAAGTAAAGCTTTCGGGCTTCGACGCTGCTCCCGTTAAAGACGAGGGGTCAGCAATTTCATACGACGCTGGACAGGAGAGCTTCACGGCTCGCTACAACCATGAGACCATCGCCATGGGCTTTGCTATTACCGAGGAAGCAATGGAAGACAATCTCTATGATTCCTTGTCGGCTCGTTATACTAAAGCCTTGGCTCGCGCCATGGCTCACACCAAACAGGTTAAAGCTGTTGTTCCGTTGAACAATGGATTTACTGCCGCCTACCAGAGTGGCGATGGTGTAAACTTATTCACAGCATCTGGTGATGGTGTAACTGGTGGTGACGGTCACCCACTCGTTTCGGGTGGTAAGAACTCTAACCGTCCAGCTACAGCCGTCGACCTCAATGAGACTTCTCTTGAGGCTGCTGTTATTCAGATTGGCAAATGGACAGATGAGCGTGGTCTAATGATCGCTGCTCGTCCCCAGACGCTTGTCATTCCGCCCGATCTTCAGTTCGTGGCACAAAGAGTGATGAAATCTGAGCTTCGTCCTGGAACTGCTGACAACGACATTAACGCTGTGCGTTCAATGGGTGTTGTACCTGGCGGAACTGTTGTAAACCATTATCTAACTGATACGGATGCATGGTTCTTGCTAACAGACGTTCCTAACGGAATGAAGCACTTTAATCGTGTAGCACTTGAAACAAGCATGGACGGTGACTTTGACACTGGAAATGTACGTTACAAAGCTCGCGAGCGTTACAGCTTTGGTGTCTCTGACCCACTAGGGGTCTGGGGATCACCCGGAGCGTAGTATAAGTACGGGGGTGGGAGTCTATTTAACCCCAAAAGTTTTGACTACTGAGACTCCTGCCCCTTTTTTTCTGACTATCGGAAACGATAGAAACTAGCCACTACAGGAGAAAGACATGGCTAACACAACTTTTCAGGGCAATGTTCGGGCAGAAAGTGGGCTTGAACAGGTAACAAAGAATGCAACTACGGGTGCATACACTACTAACTTTGACGTAGACTCAAGCGGTAATGTTTCAGGTACTGGTACGCTTAAGCTGACTGGTGCTACGAACATGCTTAGTGACTACGAGTCTATTACCACTGCAACGAAAACCTTAACATCGGCTGATTCTGGTACGGTTTATGGTTTTAATAAAGCAGATGGTATTGTAGTTACACTTCCAACTCCAGCAGCAGGAATTCAGTATACGTTCCTCGTGGAGACGACCTTCACTTCAGCAGGGCAGATTAAGACTGCTACTACCGACGGAACCGATGGGTTCTTAGGAACTGCTTTCTTGTTTGACACAGGAGAGATCGGAGAAACCGACAACTTCCACCCAGCGTCATCCAATGATGTTATTGATTTGGGTGCCATTGAGCAGGGCTGGTTGACGGGTGGTTGGATTAAGCTCACAGGAGTGAATACAACCACATGGTGGGTTGAAGCATTCTTGATGGGTGATGGAACACTGGCTACTCCGTTCACGGATAGTTAAGATTAATTAAACAAGATAGGGCCATCCACCTGTTTGGGTGGGTGGCCAGATCTTCTGCTATGGGCAGAGCGAAAGCTCCCGTACCCATAAGGAGATTTAGATGGCTGATGCAGTAACTTCGCAAACCTTGCAAGATGGCGACAAATCTGTCGTGATGAAGTTCACCAACATATCCGACGGCAGTGGCGAAGCTGCTGTTAAGAAGGTAGACGTTTCCGCACTACAAACTCAATCAGGTTCAGGTGCAGCATGCACTGGAGTATCTATTCAGTGTGTCTGGTATGAATGCAATGGTATGAGTGTAGACTTGCTCTGGGATGCTTCCACAGATGTCATTGCTTGGACTCTTAGTGGGTATGGATACTTTGACTTTAGATCCGCTGGACCTCTGATCAATAATGCGTCCAGTCCAACTGGCGATATAATGTTTACCACAACAGGACATGCAAGTGGTGATCGATATGCGATCATGCTGAAGATGGGCAAGAGCTACGAATAATGCCTTTTAAAAGTGATAATAATGGTATAATAAAAAAATCTGTAACAAATGCATTTAGTAAAAATGGTTCATTACAGGATTATGCTAGAATGAGAAGCGGTGGTATAATAAAAGAAGGTTCTAGGACACCTGGAAAAGTTGTAAAGTTTAACCAGCAATGCTTGGATAAATTTAAGGATAGTTGATTATGCCTAAAAAAAAATTAACCAAGAGGCAAACAGATGCGCTTAAGAAACATTCTAAACATCATACGAAAAAGCATATGGCGGCTATGCGTAAGTCTATGGCGTCGGGCTCGACGTTTACGGCGGCTCATAAAAAAGCCATGAAAAAGGTAGGTAGGTAGTGGCTACATCAGGAACTGCAACATTTAATCTTGATATCTCGGAAGTTGTTGAAGAGGCATTTGAACGATGCGGTATTCAATTAAAGACGGGATATGATATGTCCACTGCTCGTCGCTCGCTTAATTTGCTGAGTCTCGAGTGGGCAAACCGTGGATTAAATTTTTGGTGTGTAGAAGAGGGAACGGCTAGTACAGTTGCTGGTACGCCTTCTGTTACATTGCCAGCAGATACGATAGACCTTATTGAGCATTGGATTCGTGATGGATCTGGTACATCACAAAGTGATTTACCTCTATCTAGGTTTAGTGTTTCTCAGTATGCAACTATACCTAATAAGCTTTCTGAGGGTCGCCCAGTTAATATTTATATTGACAAGCAAAGGGCTGCTCCTGTTGCATATTTATGGCCTACTCCTGATAAGGTTTACACATTGGCATATCAAAGAATTAGGCGCATAGAGGATACTGGAAATGTAGGATCTACTAACCCTGATGTGCCAGCGAGATTCTTACCACCATTAGTTGCAGGATTGGCATTTAGATTGTCACAAAAATATCCAGAAGCATTTATGCGTTCTGGTGAACTTAAAGCTGAGTATGAATTTCAATGGGACTTAGCCCAGCAAGAAGATCGTGATCGTGCTTCGGTGCATTTTGTACCAGGGGGCTATTAATGGGTAGTTTTGCTAATGGGAAATATGCTTTTGGTTTCTGTGATCGCACCGGTTTTAGATACAAGTTAAAGGACTTGGTTCCTCAAGTGAAAGCAGGCCGTATGACTGGCTTAATGGTCGGTCGCGATATGCTTGACGAGGACCAGCCTCAAAATTTCTTAGGCAGACTTGGCGACTACACAGACCCACAAGCTATCAGAGATCCCAGGCCAGATATAGCACAGGATACTAGTAGAAAACTTTTTGCATTTGATCCAGTTGGTAATGGTAATGGTGGTGGTGCAGGAAATATTGTAGCACATGGAAAGGTAGGAACTGTGACGGTGACAACATGAACTATACTGAATTGACAGCGGCTATTAAGGATTACACAAATAACACTGGCACTGACTTTACGGCAGCAATACCTACGTTTATTAAACAAACTGAGCAAAGAATATACCGTTCTGTGAATTTACCTGTTAACAGAAAAAATGTAGCTGGTACACTGACAGATGGTAATGCGTACCTGACAATGCCGACAGATCCTACGTTTCTGTTTCCCCTGTCCTTGTCGATAACAAGTTCTAGCAATCAGATATTTTTACTGAATAAAGATGCAAACTTTATCAGATCGACTTATCCGAATGCCAGCACGGAAGGTACTCCGAAGTATTACGGTGTTTTTGACTCAACTACATTTATTGTCGGGCCTACGCCCGATGCAGATTATGTTACTGAATTGCATTATTACTATATGCCCAATTCGATTGTTACAGACAGTACGTCATGGCTTGGAAATAACGCTGATACAGTATTATTATACGGATCACTATTAGAGGCCTACACTTATATGAAGGGTGAGCCAGATATGATGCAACTGTATCAACAAAGATATCAAGAAGCATTGGAACTACTTAAAGTACAGGCTGAAGGCAGAATGACCGGAGATGAATATAGAGATGGCATGATAAAGGTGGCTGCCAGGTAATGTTTGATATTGACTCAGGAGTAGGAAACGTAACGGTTACCACAAGCAAGAATGGTAATCTTGGTCCAAGCCATTGGGCAGAAAGGGCTTCAGATATGATTATTTCTGTAGGAAAGAATGCTCATCCTACTATTGCTGAACAGGCAAAAGAGTTTAAGGCTTATATTCATAAGGCGGTACAGTATTCTATATGGGAAGCGATTAAAGAAGATCGCTCTAAGGTCATTACCCTGCTGAGATCAGCGGGTCATAATGATTTGGCTAATTCAGTGGAGAAATTATAATGGCTATATCTCAAGCGATGTGCACCTCGTTTAAGAAAGAGTTGCTAGAAGGAAAGCACAATTTTCTTAATTCTGGTGGTGACACTTTTAAGATTGCACTCTATACAAGCAGTGCATCGTTAGGTGCCAGTACTACTGCGTATTCTAGTACTAATGAAATCAGTGGTACAAACTATAGTGCCAAGGGAAATACGCTAACGAGGGTCGATCCTTCGACTAGTGGAACAACGGCTCTAACCGATTTTGCAGACACCTCATGGTCTACTGCAACATTTACGGCTAATGGTGCGTTGATATTCAATGAAGATACCACTGGTGATACATCTGTTCTTGTGTTGGCCTTCGGTGCAGATAAGACAGCTACTGCTGGTACATTCACGATTGCTTTCCCTGCGGCAGATGCGAGTAACGCGATAATTCGTATAGCCTAGAATGGCTGATATAACAGGCTGGGGCCGATCTACATGGGGTTCTGGCACATGGGGTGAAGCTATACCTGTAGAAGTTACAGGTGTAGCAGGAACGAGTGCAGTAGGTGATGAGTCGGTAGTAATAGATGTTACTATTACCGAAACAGGGTTAGCAGGTACTGGCTCAGTAGGGTCAGTATCTGTAACAGCAGATGCAAATCTTACTGCTACGGGTGTAAGTGCAACAGGAAGTGTAGGAAGTGTTACGGTAACGGGAACAGCAAATGTTACCTTAACAGGATTAGCTGGGACAAGTGCGGTAGGTTCGGTTACAGTAACTGGAGATGCCAATTTATCTGTAACAGGTGAAACGGCAACAGGATCTGTCGGCTCGGTAACAGCAACTGGTGGTACTGGAGTAACAGTAAGTGCGAGTGGTGTGGTTGGTACGACAGGAATAAGCAGTGTACAGATATGGACGATAATAGATGATTCACAGACACCAGATTGGGCAGCAGTTAGCGACTCACAAACACCTTCTTGGTCTAGTGTAAATGATGCACAAACACCAAGCTGGTCTGATGTCAGTGATTCGCAAACACCAAGCTGGTCCGGAGTTAGTGATTCTCAAACGCCAGACTGGGAAGAAGTCCCAACATAACAATAGGAATTAAGCATGGGAACATATGTAAATAATCTGAGACTTTTGGAAATCACTACGGGTGATGAGTCAGGTACCTGGGGAACCAAGACCAACACAAACTTAGAGCTAATAGCTGATGCGTTTGGTTCTGGCACAGAGGCCATTACTACTAACGCTGATACTCATACTACGACCATAGCAGATGGTGCAGCAGACGAAGGTCGTGCGATCTTCCTTAAGTACACAGGTACTTTAGACTCTGCTTGTACGATTACGATTGCACCTAATACTGTTAATAAGGTTTGGTTCATTGAGAATGCTACAAGCGGCTCACAGAATATTATTATCAGTCAAGGCTCTGGTGCTAACATCACCATAGGTAATGGTAAGATAGCAGCAGTGCTTACAGATGGTGCTGGATCTGGAGCAGCAGTACTAGATGCATTTGCTGACCTAGAGCTAAGTAGCACACTTACTGTAGCTGGTGCAGTCACTATGAGTGGTGACGCTAGTGTTGGAGATGATCTGACACTTGGAAGTGATGCGGCTGTCTTAAACTTCGGTGCTGACTCAGATGTGAATCTGACTCATGTGGCTGATACAGGATTGCTTCTCAATTCTACGATGGCAATTCAATTTAATGATGCCAGTCAGTATATAAATGCTCCTTCAAATGCGATACTGGACATTAATGCTACAGACGAAATTGAACTTAATGCAACAGCAGTTGATTTAAATGGAACATTGGACGTATCGGGTACATCAACACTTACTGGTAATGTTACAATGTCAGGAGATGCAACCGTCGGAGATGATCTCACCTTAGTGAGTGATGCTGCGGTTCTGGGGTTTGGTGCGGATACAGATGTTACGCTAACCCATGTAGCAGATACAGGATTACTTCTGAATAGCACTATGGCTTTGCAGTTCAACGATGCTAGTCAATATATCAATGCTCCTTCAGCTACGGTTCTAGACATCAATGCCACAGACGAAATCGAATTAAACGCTACCGCAGTAGATCTTAACGGAACGCTAGATGTTTCTGGCACATCGACACTTACGGGAAATGTCACAATGTCAGGAGATGCAACGGTTGGTGACGATCTTACGCTGGTCAGTGATGCGGCAGTTTTAGGTTTTGGTGCAGATACGGATGTGACTCTGACTCATGTTGCAGACACAGGGTTGCTACTAAACAGCACCATGGCTATCCAATTCAACGATGCTAGTCAGTATATTAACGCCCCATCAAACGCAATATTAGACATTAATGCTACTGACGAGATAGAATTAAACGCCACGGCAGTAGACCTAAATGGTACACTGGATGTTAGCGGAACATCTACCTTAACAGGTAATGTATCGGCTGGTGCTGACATTATTATTGGTGCCACTGACAAATTACGGCTAGATGGATCGGCATCAGGCAACACCTACCTATCAGAATCTGCGGGAGATGTGGTAACCCTCACTACCGAAGGGATTGATTCTTTCCTTTTCGCTTCAAGTGGCGGAAATCCATATATAAGACTGCAGGCAGGTAATACTGGTGTAGGGGCTATTCAATACTATGAGAACGATGGGGGTAGTGGCCAAGTACTTCACTTCCAAGCAGGGGTTAGGGGAGCAGATAACAAGTACTACATCAGTTCTAACGCCACTATCCATACCAATTATGCTATCCAGTGTAGTGGAGAAGATGTAGCTGTTGGTGGAGCATTATCAAAAGGTTCTGGATCATTTAAGATCGACCATCCATTGCCTTCAATGAAAGATACGCATGATTTATATCATTCGTTTATTGAGGGACCAAGAGCCGACTTGATTTATCGTGGGCAGATAGACCTTGTAGATGGACAAGCTACAGTAGAGATGAACGCTGAGTTTGGAATGACTGCTGGAACTTGGGAATTATTATGCAGAGATGCTACCTGTTTTACTACAAACGAGACAGGCTGGGATATGGTTAAGGGTTCTGTATCTGGAAGCACTTTGACTATTGAATGCCAAGAGAGCGATTGCACTGATACAGTGTCATGGCTTGTTGTAGCTGAACGTCAGGATCAACATATGTATGATACGGAATGGACGGATAGCGATGGAAGGCCAATCCTTGAACGTGAAAAACCAGAGGAAGTTGAAGACCTATAGCATGGAAAGCGAAATGATGAATTTAGTATCTCTGCTCGCTATACCAGCTGCAGCAGGGGCCGCTTATGGCGGAGTTAAAGCTGGATTAAATGGGACTAGACAGTCCCTCGCTCAGATAGAGCGCACTGTAGAACGTATAGGACAAAAGGTGGATACCCATGGGGAAAGGATCGCAGCAGTCGAAACGCAAGCAGAAAACCTTAAAGAACGAGTCGCAAACAACACAACAAAAACCTGATTCTCCAAATACAAGACGTAAACTTTTGACTATGGAGCAGGCGAGTATATTTAAACAATTGATTCAAGCAACTAATGAAGCACAGGCTCAACTTAATTTTGCATTAAGTGCTGCTGGGTTAGCTGAAAATGTAATTATTGGTGGAGACTTAGATGGAGAAAATCCACATTTTGTAATCACAAAACAGTGAGATAATTAATGGCTATAACATATCGTGGTGAAAGATTTTCAGGATATAACAAGCCTAAGCGTACACCCAAAGCTAAAAAGTCACATGCCGTTTTGGCAAAGGAAGGAAGCAAGGTCAAGCTTATAAGGTTTGGCCAGCAAGGTGTTAGTGGTGCTGGTAAAAACCCTAAAACAAAAAAAGGTAAGGCTAGACGAAAAAGCTTTAAAGCTCGTCATGCTAAGAATATCAAGAAGGGTAAGATGAGTGCAGCTTATTGGGCTAACAAAGTTAAATGGTAAGGATATTTTTGATAGGATTAAGTTTTTTTGCTATAACAGGATGTGTAAAAACTATGAGTGATTGTCGTGCATATAATATCCCTAACGATATACGTTGTACGAATTCTTTATTTATAGTAGGTCAATAATATGGCATTGATGAAGATTGCCCCGAAAGCGGGTATGGTTACTGACGGCACCAGGTATTCTGCTGAAGGAACATGGTATGATGCTGATAAGGTCCGGTTTCGTAAGGGTTTTATAGAAAAGATCGGTGGATGGTCTAAGTATATAACTGCTCGTTTTTTGGGCGTATGTAGAAGTCTCCATGACTGGGTGACTGACGACGGTGGACAATATCTAGGTCTCGGGACGACATTAAAGCTATACGTTAACCTGGGTGGTGGATATTATGATGTTACTCCGATTCGCAGTTCTGTAACCCTGGGTACAGACCCAATAGCTACTGTAGACGAGACTGCTGTGATCACAATTACTACATCCGGTGCTCATGGGGCAGTGGTAGGAGACTATGTGACTATAGCTGGCGCGACAGCATCAGGTGGGATTGGTACTGGTAGCCTGAATAAAGAGCATCGTATTGCAGCATTAGGTGCTCCAGATGGGTCTGACACTACTACTAAGTTTCGTGTCGTATGCGATGCTCAGGCTACATCTACAGATACAGCCGAAGGCGGGTCAAGTGTAACTGCTGCATTTCAAATTAATGTAGGCCTGGATACTTATGTATCTGGTGGTGGTTATGGCTCAGGCACTTGGGGTGCAAGCACATGGGGATCGGCCACAGGAATTGGACAAGCGAACCAGCTACGTCTCTGGTCTATAGATAACTTTGGTGATGACATGCTTGCATGTGTACGCCAAGGTAAAATCTTTTACTGGGATGAAAGCAATGGAACTTCGACTAGAGCAATACCTTTAGAAGAAGTTGTCCGTAGGTCTCTAACTCTTACATCGAATCCTATAACAACTGCAAGTGGTAGCACGGTTGTTACGGTAAAAGATAAAGGTGGGCATGGTGCAGCCGTCGGAGATTTAGTGACGATAGCAGGGGCTACTGCAACTGGTGGCATTAGTGCGGCAAGATTAAATGTAGAAATGACAGTTGCTTCTGTAACGAATAAGGCGGAGTTCACGGCAGATCTCGGTGGCGCCAATGCTTCTGGTACTGCAACTGCTGGTGGATCGAGTGTTACAGCTTCTTACAAGGCAGGTACTTACTATCCCCCGGTCGGTGCTATTCAAGTCTTAATGTCAGATGTAGCCAGACACGTTGTATGTCTTGGAGCCACAGATATAAACTCTACAACAATAGATCCATTGAATGTGAGGTGGTCTAGCTCTGAAACTGTAGGCACATGGCAAGCATTGGCTACAAACAGCGCTGGTGGTCAGAAACTGTCATCAGGCTCTGAGATCATTGCAGGCATGGCAACCCGACAGGAAATACTGATTTGGACTGATGCAGGTATGGTCAGCATGAGATATGTGGGCAGTCCCTTTTATTTCTCATTTACAGAAGTAGCAAGAAGTATTTCAATGATCTCTCCAAATGCTGCAGTAAACGCTAACGGAACAGTTTACTTTATGGATCGTGGAGCTTTCTATAGGTATGCTGGTAGTGTTCAAAAGCTACCGTGTCCTATACTAACGACAGTGTTTGATGATTTTGATACAGATCAAACATTTAAAGTTGTAGCAGGATCAAATCCAGATTTCTCAGAAATTATATGGTTCTATCCATCTGCATCAGGAGATGGCAGTAATGATAAGTATGTAATTTTTAATTATGAAGAGAATGCTTGGTATGCAGGAAGCTTGGCCCGTGGACAATGGAACCAGGCTGTAACTAAGACATACCCCATAGCTTCTTCCATACTTACAAAAGAATTGGCTACCAATCCACTGACCACAACTACTGCCTCTACGAGTAATGTTTCTATTAGCAGTACAAATCATGGATTATCTGTAGGTGACACTATCATAATTAAGGGTGCATCAGCAACTGGAGGGCTAGAAGCCTTACTGCTAAACAACCAACATACCGTAGTCTCGGTCACAGATGTTGATAATTACACCATTACGATAGCAGATACTGCTACAGCAGACACAGGTGGCGGTGGAACTGTAGAGATTTTATACGAAAACGTATTATATAACCATGAAAGTGGACATGACGATGATCAGTCTGCAATGACAGCATATATAGAAACAGGCGATATGGACCTTGGAGAAGGAGATAAAACTTGGTCTATCCATAGGATAATACCTGACATTCATTTTAAGAATGCTGAATCTACTGATGAAGTTACTATTAGTCTTAATGGTCATAACTTTCCAGCAGATAGTCAAAGTTCCATAGCCTCAGCAGCTTTTACCTCGAGTACTGATCAGGCTCATGTTCGTGGGAGAGCTAGGCAGGTATCCATGAAGGTACAAAGCAGTGGTGCAGGATATGGATGGCGTGTAGGATTTGTAAGACTTGATGGCAGAGAGGATAGCAGACGATGACCTTAAAAGTATACCGGCCACTTAATGTGGCACCATCAGAATACGATGAGATTAACGAAAGCATATCTCGTAGAACTATTGAACAAAACTTTCAGGATGTTAGCAGTGATTTAGAATCTGTTAAAACACAAGACGATAAAGACAGTTCTTTGTCATTGCGTAAATATCAATTCTTATTGCTAGGAGCCAGTAATGGCTGATACATTAAAGGTACTGGGACAAGTGGCACCTGCTGATACGAACAATGCAGACCTGTATACCGTGCCTGATGACACGATGACTACAGTAAGCTCACTTGTCGCCTGCAATCTCACAGGGAACACGCCAAACATTAGGGTGGCTGTGCGTCCGCTGGGTGCAACCGTAGCAAATGAACACTACATCTACTACGGGAAAGCGTTAGCAGCTAATGATTCTGTTTTTATAATTATTGGTATCACCCTACAGAACGGAGATGTGGTGACAGTGAGATCTTCAGCGGCAGATGAAGTAGCCTTTACTCTATTTGGCGTGGAGACTAGTTAAATGGAATTAGCTTCTCCCTATGGTGGCCTAGCTGGATTACGTGGAAAGATGATGTCTAGTAATCCATATCAGCCACAGCCTGGTATGGTCGAACAGTTGGGTCGTCAAGATATGGGCCAACCATTTCAAAATATGTCACTTGATGCACCTACATCTCGTATGATCGGTGTAGGTCAACAGATGTCTGCACCAGACATGTCAGGACATAGGGCTGATGTTCAGGCTCGCTATGGTCTTACCGATGAAGAGACTACTGCTGCTATAGAGTCGAGAGGTCAAAGTTTAGGTGGTAGACCTCCAGTACCAGGTGCTACAAGCTATGATGGTACACCTCTACGGCCTCAAGAAGATCCTAGCCAAATGATTGGGGCTGCTAGGCCGTCACCATATGATTTAGCAAGGATGGGGCCGATGATAGAGCAGGCTCCACCTAGACCAATGAGTGGACCAGGCTTTGCCAAACCTTTATCTCCAGCACCTTCAGAACAAGGCACTGGCGGTGGATTAGCAGAACAAGAATGGAGATTAAAAATTGAACCAGTGGAGATGAGTATGGGTGGCAGAATTCCAGGTTATCAGAATGGTGGCCCTCCTGGGGCGAATAATCCATTTAAATTAGGTCCATACAGTTGGGAGTCGAAGTTTAAAGGAGTACCTCACAAGCCTGCTATGTTTTCACCTGGTAGGTTGGGGCCACAAATGACTGAAGTCGAGTCCCTTATAGCAGCAGGTGAAGCTAGGGAATCTATGGCTAAAGACTTAGCTGACTATACTGCAAGAAGAGAAAACTTAAAACCTCTACCTTCTCCATCGGCTCCTCTCGAGCCTGGTGAGCGAGGATATGTCGCAGACGGTGAATGGGAGAATCCAGAATTAGGAAGGGGACCATATGTTTCGCCCCGTGAATTGTTTGAAAACGCTGAAATGCAAGAATTACTTATGGATCAGATAGGGACAAGAGACGATTATATACGAGATAGTGTTATGGATAGTTTCTTGTCGGGCATACCAGAAAAGGCTGTTGCAACAAGGAGTCCTTCTAGTAGTGAGTTGGACATAGAGCCTATGGCAGAATGGCTTATGGAAAATGATATAGCTAAAAGAGTAGAGGCTCAAGAAAGAAATGCTCAGTTAGAAGCACTGTTTAATGAAAGAAGGGCGGATCGTGAATTGCAAGAAGTAAATTCGATGTCACAATTACTTGGTAATACTTTAGAGGCTAGAGATTCTGACCTTAGTAGTAAATTTGATAGAATGATTGCTGAAAAAGCAGAGGCTGAAGAGAGGAATGCTCAGTTAGAAGCACTGTTTAATGAGAGAAGAGCAAGTCGTGAATCGGAAGAAGCAGGTGCGATGTCGCGATTATTAGGTAATTATTTAGATAGACCAGTATATGATGAAGATTTTATGAGACCTCTTGGAACCGGAGCGACCGCACCTCCTCTAATTAGCAGAGCGTCTGGTGGTATTATTGGTTTGGCACACGGTGGTATGGTGCCAGATTATGCACATGGTGGAGAAGTGCCAGGATACTTCCTTGGTGGCTTAATGAAGGGGATTAAGTCTCTAGGTAAAGGACTCGGGAAGGCAGCAGGAGTAGCAGCACCATTTGCAAGTATGATTCCTGGTGTAGGCACATTAGCCGGAATGGGATTAGGTGGATTAGGTACAGCACTTGGCGATGTAACATCGGGTAAAGGTTTTAACTTGGGTCGATTGGCACAAGGTGCTAATAGGGCTCGTATGATTGGAAACCTTGGCGACAAGCTAGGTGACATTGAAGGACTAAAAGATAAGGGACTATGGGGTGGGATTAAGACAGCCCTTACTGATAAAGATATTGGTAAACAAGTCCTTGATGTAGCTGGTGATATAGACCCAGGAGATCTACTATCACTTGGCGTAACCGAGGCAGCTGGCCAAAGAGGTGCCGCAGAACAAGCCGCTCAAGGAGAAGGTGGGTTTGGTAATGTAGGCATGGTAAATCCAATGAGTACGCAGGGGCGTGTTATGCCTGGACAAGTTACTCAACAACCTCAACGTCAAGGTGTTGCAGGACAACTAACGTATGGCAATCAACCAGCAGTAAATTATGCCCAAGCATCTGGTGGCTTGATACCAGGCTACCAGTATGGTGGAATGTATGGTGACGAAGAAGGTGGCGATGAGTTTGGTGTAGCACCATATCTTCCAAGAACTATGCCACAAGGTAGAGGTACTGGATCTCGTAGGTCTCGTGTTACACGACCAAGAATAGCACCTCGAGAAGATGAGTACGAGGCGCCTACTCAACCTGTTGTAGATCAGGTTAGAGATGTTGTTCCACAGACAGCTGCCTTTATGCCAGAACCTGGCGAAGAAGGCGAAGGTGAAGGTGAATTAGATCCGTTTGCAACTGCCGATCCAGGAGAGTATGGACAAGCACCAGAACGTAGCATAGAAACTACTTATGACATGAATCCTTACGGGGACATTCCTGAAGAGGTGCGTGAAGGCAAGCGAGAAATGACCCAAGAAGAGATCGACAAACGTGCTGGCAAGATGGAAAAAGAAATGGAAAGACAGGTAGAGCAAGCACAGACTGAAGCGAAGAAAGAGCTTGCCGCAACCAACCAGCTTGATCCAGATGATGCAGGCGAACAAGTTGAAGAAATGGGTGAGGTGGATGAGCAGGATCTATATACCATAGACGATAAAAAAGCAGCAGACATGAAGAAGGATGCAGCCGTAGCACCTTCAGGAAAACTTGATCTTAATACTGGTGAGGTAACACGAGACGAAGAGTACATTGCAGCACAAGGTCCATACATGGGACATGGCTATGACCAAGGCTTATCTGGTTCAGCCGGAGCAACAAGAACAATGCCTGGTTCAGAAGCGACAGGCCAGACCATGGCTACTGGACCAGTTAATCCGTCTTCAGGTGCAGGATCAGGATTCTACGGTGAAAAGAAATGGTTTGACCCAAATGCAGAGGCTCCTGTTGATAAGCAAATGAGTGGACTTGATCCACATCAACTTCCGAGAACTGCTGAGGACTTCGCAGCCACAGGTGATGCTGGTGGTGCAGGGCTTCTGTCTAGACTCGGGATGGCTGAAGGTGGCTTAGTAGAAAATGTAAGTCCTGAAGATTTGCAAGCCTTAGCACAGGCATCAATGCAACTAGACTCTCCTGGTTCAAGAGAAACAGTAGAACGAGTAATGAGAAAATATCAGTTAACTTCAGCAGATTTGAATCAGCTAATACAAGCATTATCACAACAGATGGCCGCTACACAGCAACAACCTATGCAGGAAGGTGGTCTAATTAATGGTGGTGGCGGAGACGCAATGGCTGATGACATTTATGTAAATGCAACGATGAATGCCAATGGTGATAAACAAACTATAGCTGTATCTGCTGGAGAATATATTGTGCCAGGTGATGTTGTAGGCCACTTAGGTAGTGGCAACACAGAGCGTGGTGCAGACGTAATGGATCAATTTGTTACGGATGTTAGAATGGATAGAACGGGTACAGCAATACAGCCTGACCCAATTGATTTAAGCGAGGTAGTGCCTCTTAGCTATGGTGAAAGATATGAATAGACGATACCCCCCGTATCAAGCAGGAGGAGAAGTTCCCTCCGATATACGTAGACTTGTAAGTAGGATGCTTGGAGCTACGCAACCCACGATGGGTAGAGCATCTGGTGGAATGATTCCTGGCTATGATGAAGGTGGTGTACTTGAGACACAGGAAGCTAGAACTCCTCGTAGACGCGAGGATAGCTATCGTATAGACCTTCTTAAAAACATGTTTGATTCAGCCAAAGAGGAAGATGACCTATTAAAGAAGCTCTTTAAGTATGGTGGTGCTGGTATTTCAGGAACAACACTAGCAGGTGTAGATGCGGTTGTAGATATGATTCCGGGGTCAACAGGACTTATAGTCAACCCTACGTCAGGGCCAGACGCACTTAGTGATAGGGAATATAAAGATCGTATAATGAGTATGTTAGCAAAAAAAGCTCAGGGATGGAGAGGGAGGGCTTCTGGTGGAATGATATCTGGTTATGCTCCAGGTGGACCAGTACAGCAAAGAAAGGTTGAATCCTTTGTATCTCCTGAACAGGCACAGCTATCTGCTCAGTTGACAGGTAATATACAAAATATTGCTAGTCAGCCATATCAAGCATACGGTGGGCAAAGATTAGCAGGTACTACACAGGACCAAGCGTTAGCTAGGTCTGCTTATGGTGCCTATGGTCGTGGTACAGGCCCAGCAGGTACGCAACAAGCCGCAGATGCTTATACACAGGCACAAGGTATGGTTGGTGGGGCAGCCCAAGGAATACAAGGACTACAGCCACAGTATGGCCAATTAGCACAGCAATTCTCTCAAGGTGCTACAGGTGCACAACAACTAGGACAACGAGCCGAACTGCAAGGTCAGTTAGCTGGTGCAGGAATGAGAGGCACTGGTCGTGAGTCACAACAACAGGCTGGTCAAGCTGCTACAGCTATGCGTGGCGTAGGACAGCAAATGGGCGCTCCTAAGATGCAAACGCAAGCCAACCTACAGGACTACATGTCTCAGTATGGCAAAGGAGTTACCGATCCACAGCTAGAAGCTTTGAGAGAATTCCAACAAATACAAGGACAGGAACTCGCATCACAGGCAGCTACATCGGGTAACCTTGGTAGTATGAGACAGGGTGTTCAGGCTGCACAGCAGGCTAGAGATGTATCACAGCAGGCTGCAGACATTATTGGTGGCCAACAACAGAAAGCATTTGAGTCTGCACAGCAGGCATTCCAAGCAGATAGATCTGCACAACAGCAAGGTCTAGGACAACAGCTAACAGCAGAGCAACAAGCTGCTCAGGCTCAGGCTACAGGACAGCAACAAGCTCTTACTGCTCAACAGCAGGGATACCAAGCTGCCCAGGGTGGCACACAGCTTGGCCTACAAGGCTTAAAAGCTTCGGGCGAGATGCTTGGAAGACAGCAGGGTGCTGTTGATGCTCAAGGAAAGGCACTCGGTCAAGTGGCTCAAATGGGTGGCCAGATGGCTAACATTGCTGGTGGTATGGGTACACAAGCTCAAAGAGAACAGCAGATGCAAATGCAGAGGCTACAGGCCATGGAACAGGCTGGTGCTAGGACACAGCAAGAACAGCAAAGAGACCTAGATATTGGCTATCAAGACTTCCAAGCACAGCGTGATTATCCACAGCAACAGACACAGACTGCACTGAGCATGATGAATCAGTTACCATATCAGAATACTCAGGTCATCAGTGATTATAAAGCAGAACCTGGATTTATGTCTGATGCAACTGGTGCATACGGTGCGTACAAAGACTGGCAGTCAGGTCAAGAAACAGCAGATCCAAATGCAGAGATTCCCGATGATCTAGGTGATGAGTTTGGATTTGATGCAGATGGTGATCCAACAACCCCAGAAGTGCAGCCAGAAGTGCAGGGTGCAGGGGGAGGTTATGTGGCCAGCACTAATAATGGCTTAGGAATTTTAGCACCGTACCATCAAAAACTTATAGACGGCCTGTACGCAGGCGGAAGGATACACTATCAATGAGTGCTTCCATATCACAACAAAAGGCCTACGTAGAGTCTCTATCTCGTAAGGAAGTAGAAGATGGTCTACGAAAGGGGCATCCTATCATTGCGCAATATCTTTTTGCAGATAGAGCTAAAAGGATGCAACAGAATGATACGGCCATTGAAGCCTTAGAAAAGGCCGCTGGTATACCTGAGCCAGGTCAAGATATAGCAACAAAGCTTGCAGATTATTTAGCACAAGGTGCTGGACAAAATGCTGGACAACCTGGTGGACAACCTGGTGGACAGATGCCTGGTATGCCTGGTATGCCTGGACAAGGTCCGGGTCAACCTATGCCATCACCTGGTGTTCCTCAAGTTCCTGGTGGAGCAGGTGGACCTATGCCTGGAATACCTCGTATGCCACAAGGTGGAGCAATGGCCGCTGGAATGCCTATGGCTGGTGGTGGCCTTATCCCACGCTATCAAGAGGGTGGCTCTTACGGGGATCAGTATGAAGAAGACTTT